GTGCTGATATTAACCTAAACGCATTGAACGCAAGTGCAACACCGCCAACTAACGATCCAGCTAATGGTACACATTGGTTAGATACAGATAATAGTTCTTGGGGTGTTTTTGAGTGGAATGGCGCCGCACGTAGCGTAGCAAATGGACAAACATTTACAAAGAAAGTACCGTTAGTTATCACTGACATTACAAAGGTTGATGGGTATACCACAACTGGCGATGATAATGCCCCAACTCCAAAGTCAAGCATTGGATCAATTGGCGACTATGCCATTGTTAGCGTTTCAGATCTAAATGCTGATTTTGCTGGTCCAGATGCATTATATTACAAAACACCCGGTAACGCAGCCGCAGGTGTAACAGCAGGTACATGGGTCAAAGTTGGCAGTGAGGATTGGAGCAATTCATGGCCAGCAGTAACAGCCATAAACACTGTGAACAGCGGATTAACCAGCGGTGCTGGTGGTTTCACAATCAATGGAACTGACGTAACTGGTGGCTGGACTAGTGCAACTACACTAGCATCATCGATTACAAGTCAATTTAGCGCACAGGGTATTACAGCAGTTGTTAGAAATAATAAACTAGCAATCTTCGTCGATACAACTAGAGAAGGTCCAGACAGCACAAGTGCTGACTCAGTTACAGTTGGTGGTCTTTCTGGAAACTTAACAGCATTGGGCATTACTGCTGGAACATACTATGGACCAAGATTAGCAATTCAACCACACACAAATATTCCAGAATTTAAACGTACTGACACAGTTGTTTTAGGCAATGGTCGTCCATCTGGAAGCATTTGGGTTAAGACTACTGAAGCAGGTGACGGCGCAAGATTACGTGTAAAACGTTACAACAGTGCAACTGATGCATTTGAGGCTGTTGAAGCCCCAATGTACGCAAATAATCACAACGCAATTTACTACCTAGATCGTAGCGGCGGTGGTGAGAACATTCCTGTTGGCGCATTATATACTCAGACTAACGTAAGTGAAATTGTTGGTACTATCAGTGGATTAACACTATTACCACGTTTAGCTGACTTCAGAATTTTACGTAGAACAGCTACTGGTGCAACTACAATTAGAAGTACAAAAATCTTAGATACTACTTTCACTGCTGGTTCAAAGAGCTTCAGCATCCAAGAAAGTATCAAAGGTCAATTAGCATTGAACAGCGCAGTTACAGTTAGCTTTACAGCAACCGCTGATGCTACTGATGACGCTAATGCATTTGCATCCGCAATTAGGTGACACAAACGATTTTATTGCCACACTTTGGGAACCATTAAGATTTACAGCAGGCGGATCTGCTCCAACAGCATTGACAGCTAACGGTACTTTATGGTACAGCAGTGTCATCGATGAAGTTGATATTATGATCCACAATGGAACAACATGGGTAGGTTACTTAGATACAACTAGCCCGTTCTATAATGCCAGCGCAGCCGAACAAACAGATCCAAATGGTCCAATTGTAAGTGCTACTGCTCCAGAACTACAAAGTGATGGTACAGCACTAAAAGATGGCGATTTGTGGATCGACACTAGCGACATTGAAAACTTCCCACAGATTTACAAATTTGATGCATTCAAGGTCGGAGTTCCAGTTGCAAGTCGTTGGACACTAGTTGATACCAGTGATCAAAGTTCAGAAAATGGTATTTTGTTTGCTGATGCACGTTACAACACCAGCGGCACAAACAGCGACGAGCCAGGAACTATTGTAGACTTGTTGTCAAACAACTACTTAGATCCAGATGCTCCAGATCCAGCACTATATCCAAAGGGTATGTTGCTATGGAACTTACGTCGCAGTGGATTTAACGTTAAGAAATTTGTTCGTAATGCCATAGATGTTACAGCTGATAATACAAGATTTAATGATCAAAGTATGGACAGCTACTATCCACATCGTTGGGTTACTGAAAGTGGTAATCAAGAAAACGGTGCAGGAACATTTGGCCGTAAAGCACAGCGCAAAGTTGTTGTACAGGCATTGCAAGCACTTACAAACAGCAATCAAGAAATCCGTGCAGTAGATCAGCGTGTGTTTAACTTAATTGCTTGCCCAGGATATCCAGAGCTTATCGGTGAAATGATCAGCTTGAACTATGATCGTGGTCTAACAGCATTTGTTGTTGGTGATACACCAGCACGTTTAACTCCAGATGCAACCAGCTTAAACAACTGGGGTCTAAATACAAGACTAGCATTGGAAGACAACGACATTGGTGCAGCCAGCTATGACGAATATATGGCTATGTTCTATCCATGGGCACAATCGCACTAAGCGATAACGTAAGCTATCCATGGTTTGCCCCAGCAGGTACACGTCGTGGTGGTATTACTAATGCAACAGCAGTTGGTTATATCGATGACGAAGGCGAATTCAACGCTGTAGCATTGAACGCCGGACAGCGTGACACACTATATGATGTTAAGATCAACCCAATCACATTCTTGACTGGCGCTGGTCTTGTTAACTACGGTCAGAAAACTCGTGCTAGAAACGCAAGTAGCTTAGATCGTATTAACGTAGCACGTCTAGTTGTTTACTTACGTAGACAGTTAGATGTATTGGCTAAACCATACATTTTTGAACCTAATGACAAAATCACACGTGATGAGATCAAAGGAGCAGTGGAAAGTCTATTGCTAGAACTTGTTGGTCAACGAGCACTATATGACTATATTGTGGTCTGCGATGAAAGTAATAATACCCCATCAAGGATTGACAGAAATGAGTTGTATGTTGATATAGCCATTGAGCCTGTGAAGGCAGTTGAGTTCATTTATATTCCTCTACGCTTGAAGAACACTGGCGAAATAGCAGGTTTATAAAATGATAAATATGAATAACGGAGCTAACTAATATGGCAATCGCAACATTAAGTAAATTTACAGTACCACTAGCCAGTGACGCCAGCGCAAGTGCGCAAGGCATGCTGATGCCAAAGTTAAAATATCGCTTTAGAGTGATGTTTGAAAACTTTGGTGTTAGTACACCAACAACTGAGCTAACTAAACAGGTACAAACCGCAGCTCGCCCTAATTTGTCATTTGCAAACCAAGTAATTGAGATTTACAACAGTAAAATCAACTACGCTGGTAAACCAACATGGAATACTTTCAGCATTGTATTACGTGATGATGTAACAGGCGCAGTAAGCAAACTAGTTGGTGAACAGTTACAAAAGCAGTTCGATTTCTTCGAACAGGCCAGTGCAGCCAGCGGCGTAGACTACAAGTTTACAATGCGTATTGAAATGTTAGACGGTGGTAACGGTGCTAATACTCCTAATGTTCTTGAAACTTGGGAGTGCTATGGTTGTTACTTGACCGCAGCTAACTATCAATCACTAGGCTACGGTGAACAAGGTCCAGTGACTATTGATTTAACCATACAACCAGACAACTGTGTACAGACTCCACAAGGTACAGGAATTGGCACAGTAGTAGGACGTACAATCAATACTCTAGCAACAGGCGCAGGCGTTTAATAAAAAGGGCTATTTTTAGCCCTTTTTTGTGACTATGAGTTATATACGTAGTTAATTATAGCCTATAAATACAGTATGGCAAGCAAAGACAATAGTTTTTTAAATCAATTAGTCAATGGACTATTAGGTCCTAAAGGGCAACTATCTACTTGGGAACACGCTAGTCGTACCTTCCAAGATGATTATTTTAGACTAGCCCCTAAAGCAAAATTCCTATATCATGTTTTCTTTGATATTAATACCAGTGCATTAAAAAGTTTAAATTTAAAATTTCAACATCAAAATGAAATAGGCTTGTTGGTTAAAAGTGCTGACTTGCCAAGATTTACGATGAAGACCCAGACATTGAATCAGTACAATAGAAAAAAGATTGTAATGTCTGATCACGAATTCCAACCAATTAATTTAAGATTCCATGATGATAGATCTCACATAATTAATACACTGTGGCAGAACTATTACAGTTATTATTTTGCTGATTCTATAAGTGCTAAGTTCGCAGGAGCATATTATAGGACAGCTATGCGCAGTGGTAATTTTGTTCGTAGCAAGTATGGACTTGACAATGGACAATCGATACCATTTTTTAACAGAATAATTTTATATCAGTTAAACAAACGTGAGTATGTAAGCTATACATTGGTAAACCCAATGATAACATCATTTACGCATGACCAAGTACAATCAGCTAGTCAGAACGGTGGTGATGCTGAATGTAATATGACCCTATCCTATGAAGCTGTACACTATGATGTGGGCAGTATTAGAAGCGGTCGTGTAAAAGGATTCGCTAGAGATCACTATGATAAAACTCCAAGTCCACTAAGCCCACAAGGCGGCGGCACAGCAACACTATTTGGCGCTGGCGGAGTCATAGAAGGTGCAGCTGATATATTTGATGCACTAGCCACTGGTAGAGCATTTGACAGTCCTGCTAACTTCCTGAGCACTGCTATCACTGCGGTCAACACATATCAAAATTCTAAGAGATTATCTAGTCGTGGATTAAGAGAAGAAGGTAGAAGAATTGTTACATCTGGCGCTGTAGTTATTGCCGCGGCAGGTATAAGCGGGATAAAAAATACAGTGTTTCCTAGCAACCCAAATACAAACAACCCTACTCAAGCAACACAGATAAACTTTTAAGGTGACATATGTTAAGTAATTTACCACAACCATCAAGTGACAGTGCTGGAGAAGTAAGAGAGTTTTTTGACAAGTATTTCAGAACACAGATAACATTTCCTACCAATCAAATAGATGCAGTTCTTGGATTCTTTTTAAAACGCGGATTTGACGAAGAATCAGCACGTAGCACAGGTATAGTTTTATTAAATCAAGCAAAAATCGACGGAGTAAATGTTTTTACTCTAATAGATCAATTAAAAGGTTTGACTGATGTACAGTTAAGCAAAGTTGTTACAGAAGTTCTAAACGCTTATAGAGTACAAACTAGTACATTAGGTTACAAAGTGACAACTGTTGAAGACCCTTACGAAAGTCGTAATATTCTAGTATGAGCAGATTTGCCCGTGGAAAATTCATACCCAAGAACCCAGAAAAATATATAGGAAATAAACAACCTACATACCGCAGTAGTTGGGAATGGGCATTTATGAATTTCTGCGATAACCATCCCAGCGTACACAAGTGGGCCAGTGAAGCTATTAGTGTACCATATAGAAATCCACTGACCGGCAAACAAACAATTTATGTACCTGACTTTTTTATTCAGTATGTGGATAAAAAAGGAAAAATGTTTACTGAAATTGTAGAAATAAAACCAAAAAATCAACAGGTATTAGAGAATGTAGGACGCAGTAGAGAACGTCAAATGCAGTATGTGGTAAATCAAGCAAAGTGGGCCGCAGCCAATGCATGGTGTAAAAAACAAGGTCTAAAATTTAGAGTCCTAAACGAAACAGATATTTTCCATCCGGGCGGAATTAGATAAGTATTGTTATGACAAAGAAACTTGAAGAAATCCTTAACTTGCCTGAGAATAAAAAGCTGGTAGCAACAGAAACAAAAGAGCAAGCTAAACCTGCAGAATTTTTACGCAGTATGGAAGAGTTTGACAAGATTTCGGCAGCATTACCTCAGGTCAAGG